GCAAAAGAAGGAGAAGTGATTACAGTTGTCCACGATGTTCAATGATTTCTTTGAAGTTCTAAAAGAAAATCATTTTGTTGAGAAGCCTGTTGACGCAAAAACATTTGTTGAGTCTCCAGACTATCTTGGGCAACCACCTTTATCTGAAATTCAGTACGACATTGTTGAAGCCATGAGTCAGATTTATCGTAAAGAAGATGTTATTGATATTATGGGAGATGCTGGTGAAGCATACTATAAAAAATATACAAAGAATGAAATTATACTGCAACTTGGCAAGGGATCTGGAAAAGACTTTGTATCAACAGTAGCCTGTGCATATGTAGTATATAAAATGCTATGTTTAAAAGATCCTGCAGTATATTATGGCAAACCTCCTGGTGATGCTATTGATATTATTAACGTTGCTATTAACGCTCAGCAGGCCAAGAATGTTTTCTTTAAAGGTTTTAAATCAAAAATTGAAAGATCTCCTTGGTTTGCTGGAAAATATAATCCAAAAGCAGACTCAATTGACTTTGATAAATCAGTAACAGTTTATTCTGGACACTCAGAAAGAGAATCCCATGAGGGTTTGAACTTGTTTATGGCTGTGCTTGATGAGATTTCTGGTTTTGCATCAGAGGTAGCAACAGGAAACGAACAAGGAAAGACTGCTGATAATATTTATAAAGCTTTTCGTGGTACTGTAGATTCTCGTTTCCCTGACCTTGGAAAGGTTGTTCTTCTTTCATTCCCCCGTTATCAAGGCGACTTTATTTCTCAACGGTATGACTCAGTAATTGCTGATAAAGAAGTAATAGAAAGAACACATAAGTTTATAATTAATGAAGATCTACCACTAGATAATCCAGATAACTCATTTGAAATTGCTTGGGAAGAAGACCATATTCTTTCATATAAGATACCAAAGGTTTTAGCACTCAAACGTCCAACTTGGGAAGTAAACCCTACTAGACAAATTGATGACTTCAAGATTGCATTCTTAACAGACCTAGGAGATGCAATGATGCGTTTCCTCTGTACACCAACTTATTCATCTGATGCATTTTTCAAACAAAAAGATAAACTTATTAAGTGTATGACCTTAACAAATCCTGTGGATAGTTTTAGAAGATTCTCAGAAAACTTTAAACCTGATCCAGATAAAATTTATTATGTACATGCTGACCTTGCACAAAAGCACGATAAATGTGCAGTTGCAATCGCACACGTAGACAAGTGGGTGAATATTCAGGTAATTAAAGATTATGAACAGATTGCTCCAATAGTTATTGTAGATGCAGTAGCATGGTGGGAGCCAAGATCAGAAGGACCAGTTGATCTTTCTCAGGTTAAACAGTGGATTCAAAACCTTAGAAGGCAAGGTTTTAACATAGGATTAGTATCATTTGACCGTTGGCAGTCATTTGATATCCAGCAAGAGCTTAAAGGTGTTGGTATAAGAACTGATACTGTTTCTGTTGCAAAAAAACACTACGAAGATTTAGCAATGATGATCTATGAAGAGCGTGTTGCTATGCCCATGATCCCATTACTTCTGGAAGAAATGTCAGAATTAAAAATCATGAAGGGTAATCGTGTAGATCACCCTAGAAAAAAATCTAAGGATCTAGCAGATGCTGTTTGTGGGGCAGTATTTGGTGCTATATCTCATACCCCAAAAGAAATGAATATTGAGATAGAGATTCATACGTGGGGTACCTCAGACAAACTTGCACGCAGGCAGGAGTCTATGGTAGAATTGGAAGACAGGCAAATGCCAGAGGATGTCAAGAGTTTTCTTGATAATCTAAAACTAATATAACAAGGAGAAAAAAGAATGAATTCATTCAAGAAGATCGCTATTGTCGTTGCTGCAGCATTGACATTTGCAGGTATTTCAACAGTTGCACAGGCTGCACCGTTGGTAGTAACAGTTGCTTCAGCAGCTAATGCTACAACAACAGCAAATCCTGTAACAGTTGCAGTTCCTTCAACAAACGTAATTGATGCAGGTCGCACAATTGCAATTGCAGCAACAGCAGACAATGGAACAGTTGTTTCTTTTGCAGCATCATCAACAGTTAAGTTGGTGGCTGCACTTAATACATCAGATGCTCCAAAGACCGTAGCATCAGGAGTCTCAACACTTTCAGTTGCATCTACTGGTTCACCAGTAACTGTATATGCATACACAACATCAACAACAGTTGGTTCAGTTACCGTTACAAATGGTGCATACTCAACAATTATTTACATCAAGGGTACAGCAGGACCTGCTTATAACCTAGCCGTTACAGTTCCTACAGCAGCAGCAGTTGGAACAGTGCCAGCAATTTCAGTTACAACAACTGACGTTTTTGGTAACGCATCTTCAGATACAGTTACAGCAACAGTTGTTGGTTCAACATTTGCTGATGGCTCATCAGTTAAGTCAGTAACTCCAGATGTTGCATCATATTCACTTACTACAGGTGTAGCAGGAGAAGTTACAGTAATTGTAACTGGCCTAACACTGGTTACTCCAGTATCAGGATTCCCAGCACCAGTAAAGGCAGCGATTGCAAAGTTCACAGTTTCTGATCTTGCAGCAGTAATTAATGCACTAAAGGTGGAACTTGCTGTAGCACAAGCAGAACTTGCTAAGGCAAAGTCAGATGCTTCATTGGCAGCAGCCAAGTCAGCTTCAGATGCAGCACTTGCTAAGGCAGCATCAGATAAGGCTTTGGCAGATGCTAAGGCTGTATCAGATGCAGCAGCACTATCTGCAAAGGTAGCAGCAGATCTAGCAACTGCAACAGCAGCAGCAAAATACAAGGCAGAGTACAATGCTCTTGCTACAAAGTGGAACAAGAAGTTCCCTAAGCTAAAGGTAGCACTAAAGAAGTAACATTCTTTAAAGTTAGAGGACTAGTCAAGCGCTAGTCCTCTTTCTTTTTGCAATAAAATGATATAATAGGTTTATTAGTCATATCACCACTAGGGCTATAAGGAGAGATCTATTAAGAAATTAATAAGGGTATTAATTGTTATATCTTTAATACTAACACCACTACTTTTAATCATAGACAAAGCTCATGCAGCAGAAGGTCTAACTGCTCAGGTCTATAATGTACTAGGTCAAAATAACGCTCCATACATACCACAGGGGGCCTCTCCTATCTTAAGTACTAATGTTCCTAATATTGACTTTCAATGGGGTGGGGGTAGTGTTCTTGGTGGTCCTTCAGAGGATGTTATTGTAAAATTTACTGGGTCTATTCTTAGTAACACAACTCAAGACATATCATTTTTAGCACAAGCAGACGACGGAACTAAACTCTACATTGATGGCATCAATATAACAAACGATTGGTTTGATAAGGGTGGTGGTGGAACTATAAGCTCTCCAGTATCATTTACAGCAGGAGTTCCAAAGACCATAGAATTAATGTACTATGAAAATGGTGGTGGTGCCTGGGTTCAACTATTATGGGATCAGTCTGGATCAATGCAGGTTATCCCAGCAGAAGCCTTTACTTCACAAGCAGCACCAGTAATAAAAACTATAGGTGCTCCACTAAATCTTATAGTAACAGATAGTGATACAGCAACAGTATTAAGTTGGGAAGCCCCAAATACTGGAAATACTCAGCCAGAAAGATATGCTATTTCTTTTAGTGCAGATGGTGGTGGTTGGGGAATAGCTACAGGTAATGTTGGAGATGCTAATGCTCTTAATACAACAATAACCATAAATCACTCACTATTAGAAAGCCTAAAACCAAGTGGAACTACCTGGACATTTTCCATTAGATCAGACAATGACACATTATCTTTGTACTCTGAGATATCAAACCAAGTTACATTAAAAATTGGAAAGACTGCAGAAGAAATTGCTGCAGAGCAAGCAGCAGCATCCGCTGCAGAAGCATTAATTGCAGCACAAGTTGCAGCTCAATTAGCTGCACAACAAGCGGAAGCAGCAAGAATACAAGCGGAAGCAGCAGCATTAATTGCACAACAAGCAGCAGCAGCACAAGCAGAGGCAGAAAGAATTGCAGCACAATTAGCAGCCCAAGAAGCAGCAAGAATACAGGCAGAGATAGCAGCAAAAGCAGAATCTGATCGTATAGAGGCAGCAATTCAAGCAGCAAGAATACAAGCGGAGTTAAAAGCCAAAGCAGAAGCAGAGCGGATTGCAGAAGAAATTAGAGCAGCAGAAGCCAAATCTGCAGCAGAGGCCAAAGCAGAAGCAGAGCGTATAGCAGCAGAAGAAGAGGCTAAACGCATCGCAGCAGAAAAAGAGGCTGAAGAAGCAGCAGCAAAAGCTAAAGCTGAAGAAGAAGCAATTGCTGAAGCAATAAGACAAGCAGAAGAGGTTGCTCGTTTAGAAGCAGAAAGAATTGCTGCTGAAGAAGAGGCTGCTCGTTTAGAAGAAGAAAGAATAGCTGCAGAAGAAGCAGAAAGAATTGCTACTGAAGAAGCAGAAAGAATTGCTACTGAAGAAGCAGAAAGAATTGCTGCTGAAGAAGCTGCCAAGGCTGAAGCAGAAAAGGCTGAGGCTGATAAAATAGCAGCAGAAGAAGCTGCTGAAAAAGCAGAAGAAGAAAGATTAGCAAAAATTGCTAAAGATGCTCAGGATGGAAAAGAACTATCTAAAGAAGAAGTTGCATTGGTGGTAACAGCATTAGTTGCTAATTTAAGTCCAGGAGAATCAATTTCAGCAGCACAAGTACAAGCATCTGGAGTTTCATATTCAGACCTTCCAGCATCAACACCAATTGAACTAAGAACATCTGAATCTGGCGAGGTACTAATAATTACAGCAGAGGTAGCAGCAAATGTAGAACTTGTTCAAGATCCAGGAGCATTACTTGAGGCAGCATTCACTGACCCAGGAGCAGCGTTAGCAGCACTAGGAAGTATTGGAGCAGATATGACTCCAGGAGAAAGAGAAGAGGCAACAGATATGGTTGTTGCAACAGTTGTTGCTGCAGGCGCTGCTATTAATGCAGCAGCAGTTGCTGCAGGTGGTGGCACAGGTGGCGGAGGAAGTTCTGGGGGAGGCTCATCAGGAGCAAACTCACCAGGTTCAAGAGGAGGAAGACGATGGTAAGAATAATAAAGAATATAATCAAAGACCTAATTGATCAGGCATGGACCCTTCTTGGAATGTTTATAGCCTGGGTGGTTTTAGATGGAAGTGCAAAAACAGTAGTTGGATATGGAATTATGGCAACTACAACACTTTGGATTGTAACTAGTCCAATTAGAAATAGAGAAGAGGAAGAGTAAAATGGCAACTAAAAAAATAGTAGAGGCCCCAAAGAAAGAGCACCCACAGAGAGCAATAACAAATATATTGATGAGAATTCTTGCGGTATTTGCAGCATCTGGTCTATCAGTTCTAGGAGCAGGAGCAGTAGTAGGAATTGATACTATGCAGGCAGTATTCTTAGCAGGACTATTAGGCGTAGCAACAGTCATTGAAAGACTGGCAAGGGCTTTTTTGGACGATGGAAAACTCACATTGGCAGAGATCAATGATGCGTTTAAGACGGTAGATAAAAAGGCTAATTAGTCATTATTGACGGTAGTTGACAGCCCTCTCTGGGCAATGGTATACTTGAATATAACCTATCTGGAGAGGGCTTTGTCATGACCTGCATTGCTGGAATAATGAAAGACGGCAAAGTATACCTTGCTGGAGAACGAGGAGCCTCTGAAGGCACCTACATAGTACCTATTGATAAACCAAAAATATGGAAAACTGGTCCTTATATTTTTGGATTTGCTGGAACCTTTGATGGTCAAATTATTCAATATAACTTTATTCCACCTGCCTTAGAGGGTAATACTGATAAATTTATGCATGGCAAGTTTTTAAAATCACTTAAAGAATTTTATAGTGAATGGGATATTGGTGGTAAAGACAGTGAGTTATCATTATTAATTGGAGTAAAAGGAAAGCTCTATGAACATGATGCAGATGGACTAACTCTGATGTCTTATGACAGAGATTATTGTGCAATTGGTTCAGGTGCAGATTTTGCTATGGGGTCACTTTTTGCAACACAAACCCATAAAGATCCAAAACGTCGCCTTACATTAGCATTAAATGCAGCAGTTGCCTTTAGCACTTCTTGTATTGGCCCTGTTGACATAATTCAAGGTTAGGGGTATAATTATATTATGGATGAACAATTTGAAGAAATATTAAAAAATATTCAAGATTCAGAATCAGACTATAAAGAGTTTGAGATATGGATTGAAAATGGAATTGAACGTGGCTGGATAACAGAACCGTTCTGTAATACTCATGACGGAGATCCATACATGAGTGAAGAAGAGTTAGAAGAGTGGGACCAAGGTGGAGACCCATGTCAGGTAGTAATTAGAATAAAGCTATAGTCTGATATAATATATATGTACTGCCTACGGGGGTACATTAACTTATTCGCTTGAAAGGGGAATAAAATGGTAAATGCAATCAAACATCCAATGGATCTATTCAATGATCCTTTTTTTATTGGCTTCAACAGAGAGTTGAATCGCCTAAATAGTGCACATAAAACAAACTCACAATCATATCCTCCGTATGATCTTCTTAAATTAGATGAAGATACATATCAGATATCACTAGCTGTTGCTGGTTTTTCAAAGGAAAATATTGATGTTTCAGTAGACAACGGAACATTAATTATTAAGGGTGAAGTTGTAGAGTTAACAGATGCAGAAGTAGTTCATAAAGGTATCGCAGGAAGAAAGTTCGTAAGATCTTTTGCTCTTGGAGAATATATGGAAGTAATCTCTGCAGAACTCAAGGATGGCATGCTAAATGTTCACGTAGTACGCATTGTTCCTGAAGAAAAGAAACCTAAAACAATAAAAATCAAGTAGTCACTAGTCCTGAGTATGACTAAAAACTGCTCACTATTCATCTAAAGTTAACTTTTAGTTTACCAATTATAACAAAATTTTACATTC